AATAATGATTGTACAACTTCAAAATGACCTCTATGAGGAGGTTTGAATGCTCCTGGGTAAAGTGCTATTGCCATTATGCTAAAAAGTCTTGTATCTTATTATCTATTTCCTGTGGGGTAGAACTCTTTAGTAGTTGTTGGAAATCTGGACTGTATAACATTGATGCAATATTATCTAAAACTTCTAACTGTGTTTTATCTCTTTTATCTTTAGCAGCTCTGTATTTATTTACTACTTGCTGTAGTTTATCTTTTCCAGGTCCAGTTCCTATATCCTTGTAGGATTTTAAGAAGGCTTGCTTTATTGCCTTATCTTCTGATCTATCTGATTTATTCCAGTTTACTCCTTGGGTGGCTCTGTTGAACTCTTCTTCTTCTTGAGTAGACATTTGAACTGGGGTGAAGAAGGTAGATAAGCCAGTACCATGTTCAGTGTTGTATTTCTGTAAATAATCTTTTATTCCTTCTGGTCCTGTTTTTGCAGCTGTATTGAAAGCTTGCACTTCTTTTATGTATTTTCCACCTCTATCAGAAACATACAGTGAGAAGTTTCCTTTTGTCAGCTTGTAATACTCTTTGATCAATTGATAGACATTTCTCCATGTTTGAAATACTGCAGCTGATGGAATATTTCTTTCTCTTTCAAAATTGGAGATGTAAGAAATCATTGGATGGGTGTAAACCATTACCATGTACACTGTGTATTCCTTATTCAACAGTTCTTTTACTTTTCTAGGGTTTGATGCTGTGGTATCCCAGACAAAGTTCTGTTTTTGATTTGATAAATCATCTGCTTCTTGGTCAGCTAACTTTGCTCCTTGACCTAAGTTATTATATGCAGGATGTTTTGGATCTTCAACATATTTGTCTGGGTTCACTTGTGGTAGTGATCCTAACTGTAGTTGATTTAGTAAGTAGGATTTACCTGCTCCAGCACCACCAGCCATTATCACAACTTTAGGTTGAGATTTTTGTTCTAATACTAAACTACTAAGTTTTATCATTTTAATATTTTTTACATCATAAAGATAAGAACTTCTACTCAGAGTTCCAACTATCTGTTAATAAATAGTTTAGATTTTTAAGGTAGTTGGATATGAGTGGTAGATTGGTTCTGTTTTTGGATTCTCTAATCTGTACAACTTGTAAACTGTTTGAAATAAATCAAAGTTGTAATCAATCTCATCAATAGGTTTTAACTGCCATCCTTTACCTTGGTAAACCCCTTCTTTTTTAGATTCTGATCTGGTGTGAGCTTTCAACCATAAAATACCAGTTCTCTGAATATTAATACCTTTACATTCTCCTAATGCTTTTGCATATGAGGCTAGTTGTAAGTCATAACTTCTATGTAAACTTGTAGATGTCTTGATGTCTAATAACCAAATATCTCCATCCATTTCTACTACTAAATCTGCTGTTCCAGCATACTGATATTTATCTGAATAGACAAAAGTTTCTGTGTCAATTAGTTTTGGTTTGTATGTAGTCCAGAATTCATGAAACCTTAAAATCATTTCCCAAACTATTTGAGAATATTTTGCATTACCATAATCATCCATCCAAGTAACTTCCTGTCCTTTGATTAGACTTTCAGCTGCTTCATGAACTTGAGTTCCTTCTTTTCCTGCTTTCTGAACAATAAGATCTGCATTATGTCCTACATCCTTCAACCAGTTTTCAAAGAAGTTGTTTTTTGGCATGTAAGATAAAACTGTTGTAACTGAAGGATAATACACCCCTTCTGATCTTTTGTAACATCTTCTATCTAAAAAATTAATCTGTTTTAAAGTTGGATTAAACTGTAATAAGTTTTTTTCATTCTGTCTTAGAATGTTTGTGCCCTGTTTTATCATGAGTCTAGTTTATGCAAAAGTATTTGTGTTAAATCTAATTCTTTTGCTGTTTGAATAAATGTGGTAAATTCTTCAAATCCAATTTCTGATGGATCTTTTTTATCTAAATCTAATAGGAATACCCTTTTACCTTGATTCAGTAGTTTTTCTGAGATTCTAAATGCTTGATCTTTTGCATCTGTGTCTAATGCAATGTAAATATCCTCTAATGGACTTGTTACTAACTTCTTTTCTAACTCTTTTTGTAGTGTTTTTCCTAATAATGGAATTGCATTTCTCTTGACTGCCATAGCATCAAAAGTTCCTTCACATAATACAACTGGTTGATTCCAGTTTATTAGGTTTTCAAAAAATATTAAATCTCTTGATGCTTGAGGAAGTTTGTATTTGATTGGTTTTGAGTTTGTAAAATCTCTACCAATGAAGAAGTTTAGTTTTCCTGTTGGAGTAAAACTTGGAATGATAATCCTTCCTTCAAAAGGACCTGTTGCACAATAACCTATCTGATACTTTAAAATATCATAATCAGTCATACCCCTACTACTTAGGTATCTTCTAACTTGATTGGCTACAACTGATGTAGTGGAGGCTGTGTGTAGGGGTTGATATTCTGCTGGTAGTTCAACTACTGTTTCTACCTGAGTGTATTCTTGAGTATCTTTTGGAACATACCTTAAAACTTCTATTGCCTCATCTCTTGGGATACTTAACTGGCGGAGAAGGGATTTGATTGTTGTTCCTCTGGTTTGACAAACCCAACATGAGAAGTTATTATGTCCATTCTCATCTGTTTTAAGATTTATCTCAAGTTTAGGTTTTCTATGATTACAGAAAGGACAGTGAAAGGCATAGTTATCCTTAGATTTTTTACTACCTTTACCTAAAACATTCTCAATGGCACTTAAAAGAAAGATGTATTCCATATTTTTCCTATCTATTACATAAAGATAAGAAAAAAGGGTCAGAAATCCAACCCTTTACTAAAATCTTTTATCTTCCTTGACCTCTGTACTTCTTTTTGTAGTTTTTAGAAGATTTGTTTACTGCTGTTTTTGTTTTAGCATGAATGCCTGGTCTTTTTGAAGAAGTTCCTCCTGCATAAATTGAGTTTTGTACTGCTTTTGCCATTTGTATTTTGTTTTAGTATGTATTTGAATAAAGACAAATAACTTCTTCTATCTAATGGGTGGTAGAAGATTACCATAACAGATAACCAGAATACAATGGTTATAACTATATCTTGCATTTTATTACTTTTAGTTCTAAAATACCTGTACCTTTTATCAATCTATGGTACATTCCTTTTGGTATGAATAAATAGTCTGGACTGAGGGTGGTGGGTGGTTGATTATCCAACTGAAACTTCCAATCTGTTGAATGTAGAGGTTGAATAAATCTATCTTCTTGATCTCTATGCCATACAAACTCTAAATCTGAGGTAGTATCTGAGAAGATTCTTATTACAAAATCTTCTTTTTCTATCTCTTGATATGGTTTTTGTGTTTGTAACATTTATTACTTTACTAAAATCAATCTTGGAAATAATAGTTTTTCTCCTGGTTCATTTTCAAAGTATCTTTCTTCTGATCCTATTCTATATCCTAATCCTTTTGAGAAGTTTATTAGATTATTCCAATCTTGTTCTGGGATATCTTTTCTCTGAACAAACTCTATCTTAACCCCTGTTAGGGTTGAACTTACTTTTGGATTGTAGTTAGAGTAGTTTGTATCTAACTCTTGTTGGATTTTCTGGATATTATCTTCTGATTCTAGTAATATTTGTGTTAGTTTCATTTATTTACCTTGTTTTATTTTGTAGTAAATCTGTACACCCAACCATGTAATGGATGCTATGTAAAATATCCCTGTTAGGATTGGGTTGAACATCTCAAAGTAACTATTTAGTAAAGTCATTACTGCTGCTGCTCCTCCCAATGTATTTGCTTCTTCTGAGTTCATTAGTTTGTTATCAAAGTTTTTTCCAAATAAACCCTTTTACTGTCTTTTGTCTTCCTGTAATACAGTTGGATATATCGCTGTTTCTAATATTTTCTACTTTTGCTGCTTCTCGTTGACTCTTATAAATAGATACTAAATTACCCTGCCTATCAAACTTTCCTACCTTCATATTGAAACTATCAGCTCTTTCAGCTCTTTTTACTTTTAGGTGATCTTTTATTCTTGATGCCTCTTCTTCACCAACAATCTCTTCTAAAGTTTTACCTCTTCTTTTTGCATGTGTCTCCCTTATATTTGCAAGCCACTTTTCTTTGTCCATATTTTTTTCCTCCATTGTAAGTCTAGGGTGATTTTTCTTCAAGTTACCTAAATGTTCTTTAGAAAATATTCTCCCTGTTAGAGTGTTTGATATCTTACTGATTATTTTATCTCTATTTGGATTATTTGATAGCGTATCTCCTCCATCACCTCCTTTTGTAATATTGTATCCTATACTTTTGTCTGTTGAGTTGAATTTTTCTATCCAAAACTTTTCTCTTTCTTGTAAAAGGTATCTATCTTCTACCTCCTCAATAACTTCTTTGGTAAATAAGGAAAGACCATACTTTGCTATGGCCTTTCTTATTAGTTTTCCAGAACCAAAATAACTTGCATTACTTGATTCATCTTTACCTATATAGATCTTATTGTTGAGTTTATTTGTTATTTTGTAGATTTGCATAACTATTCATTTCTAATAAATAGTCAAAATATTCCAAAACCTACCAATAGCTTGAAGAGTTTTGTCCTCCTCCTAAACTCTTCCAATATCTTGGCAGATTGCAACTCCAGTAGCCTGCTTTTGTTCTATCTTTTTTAGTTGAACATTTATGGCGAGCTGCAAATGATGCTCTTGCTCCAGGCTTTTTAAATTTCACTGATAATCCTGTGTCTCCAAATGAAACTTTCTTTACATTACCTGTTTTAGGGTTTTTCACATAGACATAAAATTTCTTAGATCCTCCCCTTTTTGGTCTATTAAGTTGGACTTTCTTCCCTTTGTAATCTGATTCCTGGATGTAATCTACTGATGCTTTTAATAATTCAAAACCATTATGGTCAAAACTTTCATTATGTAACTCTACTGCCTTTTTGAACTTATCAATATCTAATGTACCTCCTATTGATTCTACTAACTCCTGGATGTATTCAAAGTTGATCATGTCTGAGATGGTAGTAGCTTCATCTATTGTGTTTTCATCTTCAATCATTTCATCTATGATACACCCTATTTCAAATAAAGGGTTGTAAGAAGGTGAGATCATTGGTAGATCTAAAGGAACTCTCATTCCATTGTAATCACCATATTCTCCAATGTCTGTGGTTTCTAATAAGTTTCTATCTTCCTCTTCTAACTCTATTTCTTCATTCTTTAAAGCTTCTCTGGCTTCTTTGAATAATTGAATAAAGGAGTCTGAGGAATATCTGTACACATGTTCATGTAAGGATATTTTGTTTTCCAAATGATACTGTAGTGAGGGATACCCTACTATTTCTTTAAGTTTAATCATGTGTTGTCTATTATTTTAATAAATAGGTAAAAATAGTTCTGGGTTTACTTGATCTTCTGGTCAAAAAACCTTATATTATTATTATAATAATTAATTATTAATAAGAATAGATAATAAGTTATATAAAATAATTCCATAATAATTACTAAATATAATAAAAAATTAGTTAAGGTCAAAGTCTTTTCTGAAGAACTTTGATAAAATATTATCATTCCAATAGGTATCTGGATCTTCTAATACCTTATTATTGAACAATTCCTTACATTCATAATAAGTTAGTAACTTCTTACTAAATACAAACTGTAAAATCTCTCTATCAAACTCAGTTGATTTTCCAGATTTTATCATTTGTTTTATTTCTGAATGAGATCCATAATATGTTTTCCAATCTGATTCAGTTTCTACTATTTTGTATTTCTTTGATCTTTTATTAGGTAGTGACTCTATTTCTTTTTTAGTTAAAGGTTTCTTTCTAACTGATATTAGTTGTTTTTTACCTATGTATTTCTTCCCTGTTGGAAGATGAGTTAGTTGGTAGATAAAACCAAATGGGATAGTTTCTCCCATATCTTCTAACCTTTCAATAACCTTGTTTTGGTATTTCCACATAATCTTTATTTTCTAATAAATAGAAAAAGGTGAGTAAATAAATACCCACCTTCTCTACTTTTATTTATGATCACCTACTACCAAGTAGATAGTGGCGTTCTAACCCATTGATTAGCTGCTATACAAACATAAATGTATGAAGCATCCCATCTAATCTCTCCTACATCACCTGCAGAAGTTGGTCCTGCTGGTACTGCAGCTGTTCCAGAGTAGATCAAAGTTCCATCTACTACTACTTTATCAGCAGTTGCATTTCCTAATGTGATTGTTCCATTACCTGTGATAGTACCTGCTACTAATAAATCACCATCCATTGAAACATTACCTGCTGATGTGATTGTAACACCTGTGCTACCGTATCCACCACCAAATGTAGATTGACCTGCTACTGATAAAGGACCTCCTAATGTGGCTGTTCCTGTACCCATTGTCAAGTTACTTGTTCCACTGATAGTTACATTTCCTTGTGCTGTAGTAGTTCCTGTTACTGTTAGTGTGTCTGCTTTAGCTCCACCAATCACTGCAAGAGAACCTGTTACTTTAGCTCCTTGTTTTACATTTAGTATTTGGTTGACTGTTACATTTTGTGCTGCTGTGATGTTACCTGCAAATGTAGAAGGGAAGTTACCTGTTTGAGTAATACCTGTTCCTGCTACTGTCAAAGTATCTACATCTAATGTAAGACTTCCTCCTCCTGCTCCAATGGTGTGTGCATTGTTATTTGATACTGCAAGTACTCCACCTATTGTAGTAGTTCCTGTTACTTGAATATCTCCTGCTACCTTACCATTACCTTGTACAAATAATCCATTAGAAGCTGTTACTGCACCTTGAATAGTGTGAACATCTGTGGAAGCATTACCAATTGTTGCATTACCTTGAATAGTGACTGCACCTGTGAATGTAGCATCTCCTGTTTGAGTCAATGTTCCACCTACTGATAAGTTACCTGTTGATAATGTTATGTTTCCTCCATTGATATTTACATCACCTGTTGAAGTAATGTTAGCTGCTGTATCTAAGTTATTTGCTGTATCAGCTACTAAAGCATGTGAAGAAGAAACTGATGCTGTTGCATTATCAGCTAATACTGCATGTGAAGCAGAGACTGCATATGAAGCAGAAACTGAATGAGATCCAGTAAAGCCTGTTTCTACTGCTGATGCTAAAGAAATCTGAGCTGAAGCAGAAACTAATGTCTTAGCTTGTAAAGCATTGTGGTTAGCTGTTACTGATGCTATGTTAGCTGCTGCTGAAGATGATAATGAAGTTACTGTTGAAGCAATAGAAGCTGAAGTAGCTACTAATGATCCTGAGATTGATGAAGCAATCTGTGCTGAACCTGATAATAAGGTATTAGTAAGTTCTAACTCTGCTGCTGCTAATCTTGTTTCATGATCAACTAATGTAGCTGCTACTGAACCTGATAAAGTTCTAACTGTAGTTGCAGTTGAACCAGAAACTGTAGCGATCTTGGTATTCAATGAAGCAGAAACTGTTACAAGTTTAGATGCTACTGAACCTGATAAAGTTCTAACTGTTGTTGCTGTTGAACCTGAGATTGTATTAATCTTAGTATTCAATGAAGATGATAAAGTTGTAACTGTAGTTGCAGTTGAACCAGAAACTGTAGTGATCTTAGTGTTTAGTGAAGATGATACAGTTCTAACTGTAGTTGCAGTTGAACCTGAGATTGTAGCAATCTTGGTATTCAGTGAAGATGATAGGGTTCTAACTGTGTCTGCTACAGAGCCTGATAATAAAGAGCTTGAAGCGACTACTGCTGCATCCTTAGCATATGTGTTATCTAATACAGAATTGAATAACTCTAAAGACTCTAATCTATCTGCAGCTGATGCAGAAGTGTTAGTCAATTTAGTAGATACTTCTGTAATATCTGTAGACACACTACCAGAGAATGTACTTAAAGCACCTGTTGCGTTCAATGCTAGTGTCTCTAAGTAGGTTAGATTACCATCATACTCACCTGCAGTTAGAGGAGAGGATTTGGCTTGTCTAAATGTTAATGACATATTATTTTGGTTTTATATTGTTTGTACCTATGTAACCTACTTAGTCTGTAATAAATAGGAGGAAAAAATCCTCCTATTACTACTTTATTTTTTACATATTCATTGGGAACTCACTTTGTGACATTTTTACATAAGTAGCATCCAATGCATTTGGTGTAGCTGACCAAGCAAATCCTTTTGAATATTGCCACATCCACCAGTTGTTAACAGTCGCATCCGCATTCCACATTCCAGTAAAGGTGGTAGCAGCAATAGTTCTTAGTAGAATCCAGTTTTGAGATCCATTACATCTAAAAGAAGATTCAAGGTTTGCTCCATTTCTAACCACTTTCCATTGGAAGATTTGGTTGAGTCTACCTGACCAATATCCCCACGGTCTTGTTGTGGCGTAATTTAGTACGTTAGTTGCTACTACATTTTGGTTTGTTTGGTAAACTTCATTGTAGGCTTGTGCGTTGTTAGCTGAATATGCTGGGATTAATCTTAGTTTATTACCGTCACTAAATCTAACTTCATATCTTGCACCTTCTCCATCATCACCTCCCCAATGTAGTAAAGAAAATTCTCCATTTGAATTTATAATATCTCGAATGGTTGCATTTCTTCCTAATCCATATGGTGTTGGTTTGTTTGGACCACCTGTTCCAGCAACATCAAACCCTCCATTGATATACGGATTAGCATTATCTTCATTTCCTAATGGAAGAGCACCTTGAGCATTTGCCCCAACCTTTATTGTACCGTACTTGGAAATACCATAATAATTTTGGTTGATATTTGCTGGGTATGTATTATCTGATGCGAGCCAATATACTCTATATGAACTTCTTGCTGAACCTCCTGCTACTAATGTACCTGGTGTAACAGTGTTGGTGTTGTTCAATCTAATCATCTCTGCTTCCCAAATGTCCATTGAAGATTGAGGTGCAATGGATGATCCACTTGAAAGGAAGTTTACATAAACTCCATCTGCATAAGAAGCTGATTTGGCATATCCTGCTCTTAGAGCATACTTCGAGTAGGATGCAGAAATAGCATAGGAAGAGGAGATAGCCATTGAGGATGATCTAGCATATGAGGCTGATTTAGCATATGAGGATGATCTAGCCAAAGAGGCTGATTTAGCATATCCTGCAGTTGAATAGTTCAGTAAGTACGCAGAAAATCTACATCTGTATCTGTAAGCATCTTTGAAGTTTGCTCTAATCTTTTGACCTGCTACTAAATACTCAACTGCTGAACCTCCTGATGTATTAACATCATTACCTGATTCAACTGCAATGATATCTTCAATATATGTACCTGCTGAGTCATATTTACCTACTGTATGGGTATCATACGCACCATTTGATAAAGCATACATATTGATCTGATAGTATCCAGATACTGGAATAGTGTAGAATCCAGTTGTTGCATTGTACCCTCCATCATTGTAATCAGTTAGAGATAAAGCATTTGAGGTAGTGGGAGTACTTACTTGTGCAGTTACTGATGCATCTCCTTTAGCAGAAAATCCTAATAAATAGTTAGTTGCATCAACATGTAAAAATGATGCTGTATCAGCATATCTTGCATAGGAAGCAGAAGTTGCATAGGATGCACTGGCTACTACATCAGAAGGATCTACCCAGGCTATTGAACCAGATCTTAACCCTAGTACTTTTCCACTTGAGCCAGTACTATTAAAACTATCTGTTAATCCTCCACTTACTGTCAGTTTTCCAAATACTGAGGAAGCTGATGTATGGAATCCATATCTAGAGGTGAGTTTTGAACCTATCATTTAGTATTTTTTTTATTTTTAAATAAATAGTTTAGATTTGAGTTAGTCTGTATTTTATTTGGTAAGTACCTGAACCAGTTGCATACATTTTGAATGCTCCTCCATAATAATCTACTTCTAGATTGATTTTTGGTTTTCCAAATGTACCTCCATTTGAATATTCTACAAATGATGCTGTCTTATTGTAAAGTGTTCCTAATAGTTTAGAAGTTTTTACATTTGATCCAGATGCAGCTGTGTAGAGAATCTCAAACCCAGAATAGTAGTTATTGGTTAGAGTTGCTAAATCAGTCTTTCCAGTTGAAACTACCACCCTCTTGACTGTCTCTATTACTGAAGATGAACCTGAACCTTGTGTTAGTGATCCAGTTACATAAACATCCCTACCTAAGTAAACAGAGTCTGCTGCTTTAGCTCTAATATTTGCACCTATTACTATTGTATTGTTGAATGCAATATTATTACCTGTACCTATTGATACTGAGTTTTGACCTGATACTGTACTGCTTACACCACCAATAATAACTGAATCTGTTCCTGAGTTATTATTAGTCTGTCCTCCAACAATTGCAGATCTTGTTCCTGAGTGAGTGTGGGTATCTCCAATCTCCAATCTCAAACCTTGTACATCTGCTGATGCTATTAGACTGTTTACAAATGTTGCATTATCTTCTGTAGAGATTAGGTTTTTACCTATGATAAATGAACCTGTATGGTTGATGGTGTTGTTATGTCCACCTAAAATACCTGAGTATTCTTTTGTTATTGTATTGGATAAACCACCTACTACTACTGAGTAGGATGCTGAAGCAATATTTGTACTACCTCCACCCACAAATGATCTACCTGCTACTGCTTTATTATCAGATCCACCAACTACTACTGTTCCTGTTCCTGTTGCAGAGTTTGTTGAACCACCACCTATGAAACCAGTTCCTGCAGATAGTGTATTATTCAAACCTCCACCTAATACTGAAGACCCACCAGAGTTGACATTGTTTTGACCACCTCCTATTACTGAATAGTTTCCACTTAGACTGTTGGCTGATCCTCCTAATACTGAAGATAAAGTTCCTGTAGCAGTTGAAGTTCCTCCAATAAACTTACTTCTTGCTGAGATAGTATTATTGGATGTTATTGAACCTGTTACTCTTAGTGACCCTGTTAACCTGGTTGAACCTGTTACATGTAAAGATCCTGTTATTCTGGCTGAACCAGTGTATGGGAATGGTTTTACAATAAATGAAGCAGTTGACATGTAGGTCACTTTTCCTGTTGTTCTATTGTAAACTAAACCATATGCTTGATTTGATCCTGATAATCCTTTGTAGAAGAAGTCTGAAGAAGTTACATTGAATGAACCTGTTAATCTTACTGTTCCTTTTGAAGTAATATTTCCTGTTGTAAATACAGATCCTGTTATTCTTGTTTGACCTCTCAATACATTAGAACCTGACATAAAGTTAGATCCAGATAATCTTGTTTGACCTCTTAGTATGTTGGATCCTGATATGAAGTTAGATCCAGACAATCTTGTCTGACCTCTAAATCTACTTGAACCAGTTACATTCAGTGATCCTGTTATTCTTGTTTGTCCTCTAAAGATATTAGAACCTGACATAAAGTTAGATCCAGATAATCTTGTTTGACCTCTGAAAATACTTGATGCAGTTACAAATAGAGAACCTGTCAACCTTGTTTGTCCTCTTAGTATGTTAGAACCTGATATGAAGTTAGATCCTGATAATCTTGTCTGACCTCTCAATCTACTT